AGCTTAAGCAACAAGATGGATAATTCCTTACTGGCTGTAAGGGATATTAACCATAAATATATTGTAGTAGAAAGGAGAACAATGAACGAATTACAAACATCAAACATGAAAACACCCATTGAGATTGCGCTTGGTGTTGATGAAAACGGAATGACTACCGCAAAAGCACTGTATGAGTTCTTAAGCGGAGAGAAAAGCAACTTTTCAAAATGGGCGAAAAGGAACATTGAACAGAATGAGTTCTATGAAGAAAACAAGGATTGGTGGGGGTTCGTCACAGTGACGAACGGTAACGAATGCAAGGATTACCGACTAACTACCGACTTTACAAAACATCTGTCAATGGAAAGCCATTCTGCAAGGGGCAAAGAAGCAAGACAGTATTTTATCACCATAGAGGACAGGGCGAAACAGGAAGTAATAAATCGGTCACAACTTTCTCCACAGATGCAGATGGTTATGCAAATGGCTGAAAGTATGGCGAGACAGGAGCTGGAACAGAAGAGACAAGCGGAAAAGGTAAACCGCATAGAGCAGACTGTCTCCAACATGAAAGATATTTTCACGAAGCCTATCGGAGACTGGAAATCGGAAATAAATGGAAGGATACGGGAGATTTCAGTTAAGAGTGGAATTGGATATCAGACATTATATGGACAGCTGTACGGTGAATTGGAAACGACAGCACATTGTAGCTTAAATATGCTTCAAAGGAACAAGATAAATAAGATGAAAAAGGCAGGGAATAACGAAACAGCTATTAAAAACGGCACAACTAAAATTCAAATTATTTATGAGAAACCGCAGTTGAAAGCAATTTTCGAGGGAATCGTAAAGAATTACGCAATGAGGTACTGCTCATAGAAAGGAAGAGGAATGGGAAACAAATATTTGAAATTGAGTAACAGTGTAATTACATCAACGGACAACAAAGGGAAGGCAATGTACTTTACAAAAGTAGACAGTGCCTCCACATTCCAGAAGTTGTTCTATGATGAAGAAGCTTCGTACGGTGTATCTGTAACAGATATTGAAGTAGAAATGGGTAATGGAGTAAGTTTTACAAATGCAATTTTAACGACATACATTGCAGAGGAAGAGGACGGATCAAATATGTTTTTGGATGTCATTATCAGTGACTTACTGGGTACGTTCGTATCCGAATGGTATTAAGCCTATGAGAACAACAATAAAGCTGTTTCTTCCTATTATAATAGCACTCTCCATCACATTTACATCCACGGCACAGCCATCCGGCAGTTTTATCTCCGAGGAAGCACAGGAAACGTGTGTAAAGTACGGTGAGGAATACGGCATCTGCCCGGAACTGCTCATGGCAATGATAGAGAAAGAATCTTCCGGCAGACCGGATGTGGAAAGTGGCGGTTGCAAAGGTCTGATGCAGATTTCTGACAGATGGCATAAAGACCGCATGGAGCGTTTGGGAGTGACGGACATCTACTCCGTGGACGGCAATATCCATGTGGGAGCCGACTACTTGTCGGAATTGTTTGAAAAGTACTGCGATGTAGGAATTGTACTCATGGTTTACCACGGAGAGAAGAACGCAGCTACAAAGACAGAATTAAGTGATTACGCAGACTGGATATTAACCAGGAGCGCAGAACTGGAAAGGATGAATGGGAAATGACGAACAGAGAGAAGTATGCAGAACAGATTATTGACATGGCACTTGATAGTATAGAGATAGCTGTGGACAAAGAAGGAAAGTTATGTGATTGCAATGTAATACTTTGTTCCGATTGCGCATGGAGTGATAAAAGCAGATGCAGGGAAAGGTTCAAAGAATGGGCAGAGCAGGAATATGTTGAACCACCTGTTGACTGGTCGAAAGTGCCTGTGGACACGAAAGTGTACGTAAGAGATTCCGATAGTGACCCTTGGAAACCTAGATATTTTGCAAAATTTGAAGGTGGGGAAATATTTACATGGACTAATGGTGCTACTTCTTTTTCAAGGGACAGCGTTTGTGATTTCTCATGGTGGAATCAAGGAAAACTTGCGGAGGACACCGTATGAGTGCCAAAAAGCGGTTTACCGTCAAAGGGTGCATCGGAAAGATATTTTACAGTCCGAAAGAATGGGAAGTTGACCGTGAAACAGCATTCTATTACAGAATTGTAAACCGCAATACCGGGAAGAAAAATGGTTAAGAAAGGAGTATTTTTATGCAGAAGCGACAGATTATCCCCATCGTCCGTGCGAATGAGATTCTGATTGCAAGACTGTTAGATGCAGGAATCTTGTATATCAGCGAAGAGGACAACATGATCCACGTAACAGAAGACTGAAAGCCGGAGGAGTGAGGAAATGGAAAGGAAGATAAGAAAAATCTTGGTAGAACTGGGGCTGAAACAGTACTTGCCGGGATTCCAGTACATCATCGAGGTCGAAACGCTGATGTTTGAGAATCGGAACAGAAGACTTTCTGAAATCTACCGGATTATCGGAGAGAAACACAGCACAAATGAAAAAAGTGTGTACCGGGCGATCAAGTGGGTTGTTGATAAGATGAACCCAAGCACAGAGCTATACAAGGAGATCAATGAGACAGACAAGCCGGTCTCAATCTATATGTTTGTTAATTCACTGTATTTATATCTTTGGGAGGATAGGAAAAATGAGGATTAAACACACCTTTTTGCAGAATTTCTGCAAATTCTATGGTTCTAACGTAGTGGACACTGATTTATACGACCGGACAGAGGTTTCCGGTGTAAATGAAACAGGTAAGTCCACGATCAAAAGAGCAATTCAGTATATTTTTGGATGCCGTGACGAGAACGGCAGAGAGATCACCGGAATCAGACCGCACGATAAGGACGGCAATGACATCGACGGAGATATTACCGCAGAAGTTACCGTGGAGATTGACGGTACAGACAAGGTTCTGAAAAAAGTATGCCGTCAGAACTTCAATAAGAAAGGAGAGTTTACCGGGAATGTCACGGATTACTATGTGAATGATATTCCCAAAAAGGCAGCAGATTTTGAAGCATTTTTGGAAGAGAGTGTCTGCGGAAAAGATAAGTTTTCACTTTGCATCAATGCTATGACACTTCTGCTGAAAGGTGGCACGGATCAGAGAGCAATTCTTACTGATATGTTTGGTCAGCACAGTAATGATGACATTTGCAATCAGTTTCCGGAGTTTGAAGCATTAAGGACTGTTCTGCAGGATGGCACTGTTGATGAACTGAAAAAGCGTTGCAATACGCAGTTATACGGCACAAGGGGAAGAAATGGAACCAAGGGCTTGCAGGACTTGTTAGATGAAATTCCAAGCCGAATTGACGAGGTGAGCCGTCAGAGAGTAGATATTGACCTTGCGGATCTGGAACTGAAAAAGAAAGCTTTACTGGATAAGCTGTCAGAGAACATTAAGCAGCAGACAGATACGCAGAACAGTATGAAGTCCTACGATAAGCTTTCTGATGGAATTATTGAGTTAAAAGGTCAGTTGAGTGCATTACAGCAGAAAGCAAATGAAAAACTGGATGCGGACAGAAGAGATAAGCGCACAACACTGAATCAGATTCAGAATGAGCATCAGAAAGAGTTGCTTAAGGCAGATACCATTCGTGAAGAAATCACGGCACTGGAAAAGCGTATCGCACAGTATGAGCAGAAGAGACAGGAATTGAAGAAGAGTTGGGATTTGAATAAAAGCCTTAAATTTGATGAAAACTCTTTGATTTGCTCCTACTGTGGACAGGAATATCCGGAAGAGAAGAAAGAGCAGTTAAGAACGGAGTTTGATACGCATAAGGCACATGAATTGGAACTGATTACCAAAGAGGGTTCTTCATGTGCTGACCATATAAAAGCGGACCAGACAGAACTGGAACATAAGCGTGAGGAACTGAAAAAGACCGAGGATGAAGTGGAGCGGTTGGAAAAAGAGGTTGCCATTGCTGATAATGACTTAAATTCCATTCCGGCAAGCGTGGATATTTCCAACACAGAAGAATACAAAGCTGTCCAGTCACAGATTGCAGAGAAAGAAGCTGCCATGCACAAATTCACTGACATGAATCTTCTTAGAATCCAGTTAAAAGGTGATGAAGAGCAGATCCGCAATGATATTTCTGTGGTTGATAAGTTTTTGGCGAGTGTAAGCATTAACGAGAGTGTGGATAAGCGTATTGCAGAACTGGAACAGGAGCGCAAGAACATTGCACAGAAGATTACGGATGTGCAGGCACAGCTTGACCTGTTAAATAAATTCAGCCGGAAGAAGAACGAACTGCTGGAAGATGATGTGAACAAATACCTTTGCTTCTGCACTGTGCGGATGTTCAGACCTCTTGTGAATGGTGACACGGAAGAATGCTGTGACTTTACATACCGTGGAGAGCCTTACAGCCGGAACATGAACCACGGAGCAAGGATTCTGACGGAGATTGACATTTGCAATGCGTTTCAGAAGCGGTGCGGTGTGGAATTGCCTATCATGGTTGACGATACCGAGAGCCTTGACCCTTGGAAGATTCCTGATGTTGACAGTCAGTTGATTATGTTCCGCAGAAGTGATGATGCGAGTTTGAAAGTGGAGGAAGTGAAGAATGGAAAAAGTAATTAAGTGTTACAAAGGATTCAACAAAGACATGACTTGCCGTGGATTCCAGTACGAAGAAGGTAAGGAGTACGAAGAGGAGACAGCAGATGCTTGTCATAGTGGATTTCACGCTTGCGAATATCCACTGGATTGTTTTAGTCATTATTCTCCGGACGAATCTGTTTACCATGAGGTGGAGCAGAGCGGTGAATTTGACAGAGATGGAGATGATTCCAAGGTTGCATCCACAAAAATAAAGATTGGTGCGAGATTGGATATTTCTGGACTGGTAAAGGCGGCTATTGATTTTACCATGAGTAGAGTTAAAAAAGAAGTTGAAAGTGATGAACACTACGGTGCATCATCTGCCACAGGTGACTACGGTGCATCATCTGCCACAGGTTACAAAGGTGCATCATCTGCCACAGGTTACAAAGGTGCATCATCTGCCACAGGTAACTACGGTGCATCATCTGCCACAGGTGACTGCGGTGCATCATCTGCCACAGGTGACTGCGGTGCATCATCTGCCACAGGTTACAAAGGTGCATCATCTGCCACAGGTGACTACGGTGCATCATCTGCCACAGGTAACTGCGGTGCATCATCTGCCACAGGTTACAAAGGTGCATCATCTGCCAACGATTCCGAGAGTATTGCGGTTGCATGGGGATACAAAGGAAAAGCAATGGGTGTACTTGGTTCCCATATTGTACTTGCTGAATGGAAATACATTGGCAGTGAAAAGGATGACAGATACGACAAATCAAAGCAGGAAGCATGGGAGTTTGTCAGTGCGAAGATGTTTCGGGTAGACGGTGAAAAATTGAAGCCGGATACATGGTACAGATTGGAAAATGGTGAACTTGTGGATGTGGAAAATGAAGATTAAGAAAGAGACAGTCATTTCTGTTTTGACAACAAGAGGAGAAACAATCAATGCCGGTGACACCGTTATATTCAATTTTGATGACAAGTGTTGCGTGGGTGTGTACCTGGGACTTTCAGACCGTGGAGCATTGAAATTCAAAGGCAAGATTGCTGATACAGATGTGACATTCCATGTGATGCCTAGAAGCATCAAGGAGATTTACAAGGCTGATGTGACGGTGCATCAGGGTGGCTTTATGATTAAGCCGGAAAGCGAGGAAGAATAGCATGATGAAATCTAATGTTTTGAAGAAGCAGAGAGTTTTAATTTCCAAGGTTGGAACTTTTGATAAGAGCCTTTCTTTTGAGAATGGAATTTACGTTGTCCGTGTCGATGACAAGGTTTACAAGGAAACTGCTAATGAGTTGTTTGCTGTGCAGGCATTCAATGAGATTTAGGAAGCGAGGGAAATAGCATGGGATTTACAGAGGTTTTAACGATCGTTTTCATTGCTCTGAAGTTACTTGGAGTGATTAGCTGGTCATGGTGGCTTGTACTACTGCCGGAGATTTTAGCATTTGTTGTCTATGCAATCATGGTGATTTCGGCTGTCGTGGTTAATGCAAAGGTTACAAAGTCAATGAAAGATTTTGACAGAAAGTGGGGATTGTAAGATGGAAAAACGTAAATTTAAGGTTGGAGAAAGATATACAAGCAAATTGTTTGTAGACAAGGGTGCAGTAATTGAAATCACAGAAATCAGTGGTGGCACTGTTTTTTACAAAGATGTAGTTGGGGAAAGCATTTGTTTAAAACATTTCCAAATAGGTTCTATATTCTCTGCCGCTTTAGAAAAAGTAGACACAACTATTGTCATCTACCGCAAGGACAACAAAGTGATTGCGCTGGACAAGTCCACTGGCGAGAAAGCAGAAGCAAACTGCAATCCTGCTGATGAATTTGATTTCCGTACTGGTGCTAAGTTGGCTTTTAATCGGCTGATGGGCGAGGATGCGAAGCCTGATAACGGTGTCCGGGAGGTTAAGAGAAAAGCTAAAGTCGGTGAGTACATCAAGGTTGTTTGTGCGATGCCTTGTTTGATTCCTTATAAAAACGGAGATATTTTCAAAGTAAATTGCGTTACGACATCAGGATGTATTTGCAAAAAATCTGAGGAAAATGTTGGTTTATGGCACAGCGAGTACGTTGTCCTTGAAAACTACAAACCGGAGAAAGAACCGGAGAAGAAAGACGAAATCTGCGTGGGAGATACCGTAAAAGTCAAGGATACCGGTAAGCAGTACAATTTATACGGTACATGGAGTGGTCTTTTAGGATACGAACAGAATTTTGTAATAGATTCAGATGTAAGCAAAGATGATGAATACAAAGTTTTAAGAATTAAAAAACATGATAGGTTTGCAAGTACTATTGCACTGATTCAGAATCCCAAGACAACCCAGGTATTCATCATAGGAATTGACGGCATCAAGAAGGTAGAAAGGTAGGTAGAAACATGGCAGACGAAAAGAAGCAGGAAAACACAGGAATTGTGGAATACGAATCAAATGGGGAAATTGTAAAAATTTCCCCAACAACGGTAAGAAAGTACCTTGTAAGCGGTGGTGGAAACGTATCGGATCAGGAAGTAATGATGTTTATGTCTCTTTGCAGATATCAGCATCTTAATCCTTTTTTGAAAGAAGCATACCTCATTAAGTTTGGAAACAATGATCCTGCTACGATTGTTACCGGAAAAGATGTTTTTACAAAAAGAGCCGATGCAAATCCGAATTATGCAGGAAAAAAAGCAGGAATTATTGTTCAGAAGAAAGATGGTTCCGTTGAAGAAAGAGAAGGATCTTTTGTCCTTAAGGACGAATCTATTGTAGGAGGTTGGGCGAAAGTATTTATAAAAGGAAGAGAGACACCGGAGTACCAGTCAGTATCTTTCGATGAATATGTTGGAAGAAAAAAAGATGGAACAATCAACGGTCAATGGTCTAAAAAGCCTGCAACAATGATAAGAAAAGTTGCTGTTGTACAGGCCTTAAGAGAAGCTTTTCCGGATAAATTCCAAGGTTTGTATGCACAGGAAGAATTTCCTGATGTTTCCGATGTGAAACTTGATGTGGAAAAAGTTGTGGCAGAAGAGGTACAGGCAAATGCAAACACTATCGAGTTTCCTGACACAACATTTGAGGAAGTACCGCAGACCGCAGAGACGGACATTTCCAGCGCAGAGACACCGGATTGCTTTAAGTAGGAGGTTGCCATGAGAGTTATATCGCAGGATGGGGCGATTGATGTTCCGTATGAAAATTTTGTCTTTGGAATTATAGAAGATAATTCCATTGTTGCAATAAGAGAGACCATTGCCCGACCATCAGAAATTGCGCAGGGTGTTGTTGCTACATATTCCGCCGCAGAAAAAGCAAAGAAAGCTATGGAAATGCTTAGAAAAGCATACGTTAGTATGCCGATTCTTTTTCAAAATGTTGAAATTACAGAAGATGTGGTAAAACAGTTTGAAAAATTGAAAAATAGTGGAATTATAGTTCAAACCATGAACAATGAGCCATCAAAAGTTGAATATGTAAATAACTGCATATTTCAGTTTCCGAACGATGACGAAATTGAGGTAGAAACATGAAATTGAAATGTTTAGGCTCCGGTTCTTCCGGTAACTGCTATCTTCTGACTGCAGATAATGGCGAAACGCTTTTACTGGATGCAGGACTTCCTATCATGGACATAAAACGTGGTCTTAACTGGAATATTAAGTGTGTTGTGGGTGCGATATGCACCCATACGCACAAAGACCACTCATTATCCGTATCAGACCTTAAACACATGGGAATAAAGGTGTGGCAACCGCAGTTAGACCATTCAGTACGTGAAATACAGATGGGAAAATTCCACATATTCTGCTTTCAAGTGCCACACAACGGCACAGAGAACTACGGATTTTTGATTATGGTTGATGGTCAGAAACTTCTGTATCTGACAGACCTTGAATATTGCCCGTATGTGTTCAAAAAACAGCGGTTAGACCATATGCTAATCGAGTGCAACTATCAGAAGAAATATGTTGACATTGATGCACCTAATTACGTTCACAAGGTAAAAGGTCACTGCGAACTGGAGACTTGCAAAGGAATTGTAGAAGCAAACAAATCAGATGCCTTGCAAAACATCATATTGTGCCATTTAGGCGGTGATACAACCGATGCTGATGAATGTGTCGCAGAGGTAAAAAAGATTGCTCCATTGGCGAATGTGGACTATGTGGCGGCAGGCAAGGAATGGATTTTACGGAATGGAAAGGAGTGTCCGTTTTGAGTGACTGGAAGAAGATATACGCTAAAAAAGCAGAAGCAGTGAAACGCATCAAAAAAACTTGCCCTACAATACCTAACGATAGTGGAATCTATCTTTTTTACAGAACGGACGAAGCAGGAATAAAAAGGGGATACTGCGGACAGGCAGTTGCCTTGTGTGACAGGTGCGCTTCTCATTTGCTTGAATATGATCATATAGCACTTAGCCTTAAAAAACATGGACTTTGTACAGAAGATAATCCGTCCGGTTGGAATATTTGGTATCACTTAGTTGATAAAGAACATTTAGATGAAGAGGAAGTAAAGTACATTAAAATGTTTGGTGACCAAGGAATACAAATGTACAACATTACAGCAGGAAGCCAAGGACAAGGGAAAATGGTAACTGGTGTAATGAAGCCGGGAAAAGGTTACCGTGATGGATTGGCACAAGGCAAAATCAACCTTGCAAGGGAATTGGCGAACATTGCCGACAAGCATCTGGTCATCGGATTGAAGCCTGAGAAGCAGAACAATTCCGTGTCGCAGAAACAGTTTGCGAAGTTTATGGAACTTTTGCATGGAGAAAAGGATGGTAAAAGTAATGAATAAAACAGACTATGAAGTACTTTTACAATACGTTGAAGAAACTGACAAGGAGTTTTATGAATCTCTTTCTACTCAAAAACAGATTATGTATCTTTGCTATCAATATGGAACTGAATCTTTTAAAAAGTACTTGTTTAAGTATAGATTTCAGCAAGTCTGCAATAAATTAAAGGAGTTTTTCAGAAAATGGTGAAATACAAAGGCGAATGCTACGGATGTGCAACGAAAGCTTATCCATGTCTCGGCAATAGGTGCCCGAACATAAATGTGAAACATTTGTATTGCGATGATTGTAAGGAAGAGGTAGAGGAACTTTACGAGTTTGACGGTGTACATTTTTGTAAGGAATGCCTGTTAAATCAATTTGAGAAGATTACATGAGTGAAAAAAATTACGATTGTAGCTGTTGGAATGAGTACCCAAACACAATGCACTCAATCAACGGACGTACTCACAAACCGTATCAAAGTGGTAGATGGAAATGTGTTGATTGCTACGAATATGTAGGAAAATCAGAATACGGTGCTACTCATTGCAAAAGGAAAGAGCCAGAACTTGAAAAGAGGTGATACATAAAATGCCAAAACGATATGACAATCCGCAGGAAATTTTGAAAATCATGCGGCAGACAGAACTTTTGAAGCAGTCTGCGAATAGAAGTCCATTCACCGGAATACTGACACTGTTCTGCTATACCTTGTGGAAAGACTATAAGTACTCACAGACGAGACTTTCCGACTTTTGCGGTAAATTCACCGAATACAATGAAAAGTACGAGAATGAGCCTTATACGGAGTTACAGAGCAGGCTTAACGATTTTGCAGACTGGACGATTGAGTACAAGGAATTTACCGAAGCTGATTATCCACATTACAAGTCGGTTGTAGCGCAGAAATGCATCCAGGAACAGGTCAGATGTAACAATCTTATCAATGAGTTGTCCACAAGGTACATCCTATATGGAATGGTAATTCTTATGGAAGATGGATTCGGTAAGAAGAAGCTGACGAATTTCAAGGATAAGTTTTCTGACCACATGGACAAAGCCGGAGACAAGTGCAACGGAAAGGATTTCATGGACTTGTGGAGAGAACTGGTGGAAAACACCGGAATCTATATTGAGAAGCCTATATTTGACTAAGGAGTTCTAAATGGCAGAAAAACGAATGTTCAGCGCAAAAATAATTGAGAGTGATGCTTTTTTGGATATTCCTGCTACGGCTCAAATGCTTTATTTTCACATCTGCATGAACGCTGACGATGACGGATTTGTAAACAACCCACGGAAAATCATAAGGATGTGCGGTGCTTCAGAAGATGATTTGAAATCCTTGATAGACAATAGATTCCTTTTATCTTTCGATAGTGGTGTTATGCTTGTAAAACACTGGCGCATTCACAACTACATTCCACCGGATCGTTACAAGCCGTCATGCTATATGGACGAAAAAAGCAAAATAGGTGTGAAACTAAACGGATCATACACTACAGACCCTAAAAAGATGGTTTCCCCAGTAGAGGGAAATCCGAAAAAGAGTTGTTACGACAAAGAAATCAAACTTGATAAGAGGTGATATAAATGCAGATGACAGGTTATGAATTGTTGGCGAATTATGAAAAAGCAGAGGACAAGGATAAACAGATTCAGATTCTTGCGGATTTGAACCACATTCCGGTTGACATGGTGTGTTTTGTGATTGACAACAGAGAAAAATTTGAAAATTTGGAGACACCATTGTCCACAGAAGAATTTGCAAAGTGGTGTGAGACGGAACTTGACCGTGTGGATGCTCATATCCATGCACAGGAAATATATTACAGAGAAATTTGCAATGTATACAGAATCGCAAGTACATACGGAAAAAGGAGTGTAGCTGTATGAGAGAGGGAACATGAAACTTTCAGAACGGTGACTTACTATACATGGATACACACCCGGTTGCTGATGCTATTAGAATCGGACGCACAAAGCCGTATGAGTGCAGCTATCCAGTGATGGCGGAGAGACCGAGGATTCCGGAAAGGAGCAAGGATGGAGAGACTGACAGAAAGAAATCCGTCATGGATTGATGATGAAATGTGGGAAAGGGCATGCGAACCGGATTGTGAGGCAATAGATGCAGTTTATCGAAAACTCAAAGCCTATGAGGATGCCGAGGAACAGGAATTGTTACTGCGGTTGCCTTGCAAGGTGGGAGATACAGTTTATGTAGTCACTTCTCCATTTAATGTGTTTGATGATATTGAATATGATGAGAACATGAAAGACGAAGTCTATGAAGCTTATGTTTCTAGTGTATCATTTTATGAAAGCGGAGAACAATATAGAATTTACGCTAAGGTAACAAATCATTTTATAGGAGTATATTTTAGAGAATGTGATTTTGGCAAAATAGTATTCTTAACAAAAAACGAAGCCGAAGCCAAGCTGGCAGAAATGGAAGGTGCGGAATGAAGAGAGAAGAAGCTATCAAGGATTTGGACATTATCAGGTTTAATCCTCATTGGGATGAACTTGTAAATGAAGAATATCGAAAAGAACTTATGGAAATGGCAATCACTGCCTTGCAGAATCAGCCAGTGTGGATTCCAGTAAGTGAGAGACTGCCGGAAGAATCTCTTAATAGTGTAATAGGATGGGATACATATCGAAACCGTTGTTGCTTTGTACAATATTTGGGAGGACGGTTTGTCCTCGGTGATGATAATGATAGCGTAAATGTCACAGCCTGGATGCCACTGCCGGAACCGTACCGGGAAAGCGAGCCACATAAGCAGACCAACGCAGACCGGATCAGGAGCATGACGGACGAGGAGCTAGCAGATTTTTTAGTAACAGTAGAAACATACGGTTATCACGACCAGAGTATATCGGGAACCTACGAGATGAATGAATGGCTTTTAATGGAAAGTGAGGAAGAAGATGGCAAAGTGTAAGAATTGCAAACATCTGCATACCATGTACGACCGTAGAGATTTGATGATCGGGAACCGCTAGAGGAGTAGATCATGACGGAGAATGAAGCAATTGAAGGACTTGAGACTTCTATTGATTTAGCCAAAATGTGTACACAGAATTACGAGAGAAAAAGAGAAATTCAAGGTTACAAGATGGCAATCAAGGCACTGGAAGAAGTTCAGCAGTACCGGCAGATAGGTACGGTGGAGGAATGCCGGAAATCAGTAGAAATCTGCAAATCTATGATTGGGAGAAACATCACACCGGAGAACATGGAAGAATACATGAAATTCGAGGATTAATGTATAAGTGAAGGATTTACATTTAATAGCCTGTTGGAAGCAAGAGAGAAGTAGACAGTCAGAGGAATGAAACGGAGGTAGGTTGATATGCCAAGTTTTGAATTAAAACCGGAGCACATAAAGATTATGACAGACCTTAATTTTAGAATCTCTATTTTAATAGATTCTGAGGATAGGTATAGACCGGCAATAGATGTTAAAAGACCATTTGGGAACAGCGGCCCCACAACAAATGTGTGTGAAATCATGGGATGGCACTGCGATGAAGAAAGTGGAGAATACGCTGCTGAGGATATTGAAAAAGCCGAAATGCTCATTATCGAACTTCCAGTTGCTTTGCAGATCGTGATGCAAAACCACACATTTGAACCCGGAGAGTATGAAGTAGGGGAATATTCCTCGGCATACTTCAATTATGTTCACATTCGCAATTATCACGCATTAAAATCTCCTATCGCAGAAATAGAGGAAAAATATAAAGACTGCGATCAAATGGAAAGGTTACATGAAGTTTGTATGAATGTATCTGGCGATAACCCGTGGAAAGTGATTGACGATCTGAAATGGTTTGCCCAGACCGACTTTCTGGCAGATGCAATAGCGGTATTTGAAAAGCATAGAGACGAACAAATCCTTGATGAATGGCTGAAAACACATGACAGATATGATTATTGCAAGAATTGTGGTCAGAAATTAGATTGGAGGGATGAAGTATGAGTGAAGAATTAAAGCCGTGCCCGTTTTGCGGCGGAGAAGCAAAAAAACAAGCAGTTAAAACGACAATATTGGGCGATACCTATTGGGGGATAAAATGTACGAAATGTAATTGCGGAACGGTTGGCTATCTGAATTATAACTATGCTATTAAAGCATGGAACAGGAGGGCGAACGATGGGAAAAATGATTGACGAAGGCGAATTGGTTAAAGTACTAGAAGAAAGAGCGACAAATGAAGCTATCTGCGGATATATGACAGCCTACGATGTTACTAATAGCATTATTGATGAAGTGAATGAGCAGCCGACCGCCTACGACCCGGACAGAGTTTTGCATCAGTTGGAAGAACGCACAGCATTCCTTAAAGACTGTACGAAGTATGGAAATAAAACAGCAGAGCAGCAGTCAAAATCCTACGACACTATGATGATGTACGATGTCAAGGATTTGGTAGATGATTTGTTGGAGATAGTAAAGGCAGGTGGAACAGATGGCAATTAAGCCGATTTTATTCAGCACAGAGATGGTTCGGGCGATTCTGGACGGACGGAAGACCTGCACCCGGCGTATATGCAAAGATGCAAATGAGTATACCGTACCGGATATGGATTTTTACAATGCTGACAGGCGGACTTATGCAGTACATAACTTTGCTGATAATGAGCAGATGGAACAGTTAAGTACAGCGGAGAGAACCTGTCCTATCTGTCCAGGCGATATCTTGTATGTACGGGAAACATGGGAACATTTTGATTGTTGTTGTTGCGAGGGAGACGAACATGGAAATTGTTACCAAGAACCACAACAGAACGTCTTGAATAAAAGCTATGGCTGTTATATGTACCGGGCAACAGATGAAATATATGGAGATGCAAGGTGGCACCCATCTATCCACATGCCGAAAGAAGCAGCTCGTATCTGGCTGAAAGTTACGGATGTAAGAGTGGAGCGGTTGCAGAGCATTACTGTAGAGGGAGCGATCAGAGAAGGAGCAGAAGGAGAAAAGTGCCGCCATACAAATGCAGGAGCATTCGGATGCACCGACTGTATGAATACTGGATGGATTGAACCCCCACAGTTTGAATTTATGCAGATCTGGGATTCGACCATCAAGAAATCCGACCTTAACCGCTACGGTTGGGATGCTAATCCGTGGGTTTGGGTGATTGAGTTTGAGCGGTGCGAGAAGCCGGAAGGAGTGTGATGCAGATGGAACGAGTTGATTGTACCAACATTGAAAATATCGAGGTTAAGTTTGATGAATATGAAGTACTTTATCAAAAAAATAACGACTTTAAGCGGTACGTTGACCGCTACTGTACCAAGCATCGTGTCAGCGTTGCAGAAGCCTTACAGCATTACCTGGTGCAGATGGCAGGGAAGATGTACAAGGAGCAGGCAGAAACGATAGTTAGATAAAACCAAGAAAGGAGCCGAGACTCTGCGCAGAGTGAAGCATATGCGGTCTCCTTGAAAAAATGAAAGCACATTGTTTGTTTGAACAGTCAGGAACTTTTAAAAATGCATTTAGAAAATATGGAATAGATTCTTATGACTATGATATCCAAGATGAATTTGGAGAAACTGATTATGTGATAGATTTATTCAAAGAAATTAGGGGGGGGTATGACGAAAATCAAAGCATATTTGATGACATAAAAGAGGATGACATTATACTTGCGTTCTTTCCATGCACATATTTTGAATGCCAAAATCAGTTATGGTTTGCCGGAAATAATTATGCTCAAAGAGGATACAGTGACGAAAAAAACTGTGAACTGGTAATAAAAAGGCACAAAGAATTAAATGAATTTTATGAGGTTTTAAATAAGCTTGTAATAATTTGCATAAGGAGAAATTTGAAACTGATTATTGAAAATCCATACAGCCAGCCACACTATCTTACAACATATTGGTGTATAAAACCAAGCATAATTGATACAGACAGAACAGCGAATGGAGATTTCTATAAAAAACCTACACAGTATTGGTTTATAAATTGCAAACCTAAAAATAATCTTGTGTTTGAAGCAATAGATTATGTTGAGAAAAAAGACATTGTAAAGGCAAAGGCAACAAACTTTACATCAAGGAAAACAGAACGCTCAATGATTCATCCACAATATGCAGATCGTTTCATTCGCCAGTATGTTATTGATGAAGATATATGGATGAAGTGAAATCAGGAACTAAAAAATTTGAGTTTCTATTTGAGTTCCCACTCAACAACTCAAAAGCAAGTTAAAATCCCCCGGTAATACGGGGGAGAAATCGAACTACCGAGGAAAATTCGGTAGTTCGGTAAGTTAAAAGGTGGTGAAAATTATGGTTATAAATGCAAAATGTAATGACTGTGAGGAACCTACAAAATATGTGGTTGGCTTTTTCGATGGCAAGAATGGAATCCACGGTTGCCTTTATGATTGCCACAACGAAGAATGCACAATAAAGAAAATAAAGGAAGTGTCTGCATCGAAAGACATTCAGGAAAGAGCGAAAATACAGATTGCCAACGGTAATAAGGGCATGTATGCCGGCTATATTGCAGCACTTCGGAGAGATGCGAAAGTGTCCATGTTTAAGATGGCACAGATTGCAGACTGTGATCCTGCGGAATACAGTGCGTACGAGCATGAGCGGAAAGAATTTGATCCGGAAGTGTATTGGAAATGCAAGGAGTACTTGGATAAGGTAAGAAATTAAGTATGTAACTTAGGATTTAGCAAAGGAGTTAAGCGAGAAATGTGGTCACACGATGAACAGAAAGAAATAAATGACAGCTACGCTGTTATGGCAAGAATAACGTGTAAATATTGCGGAGCAGTAGTACACAAATATGTGGAAAGCCATTATACAGGCGGTTCCAAGTGTGTGATATTGGCAAAGTACTGTAGATTTTGCGGTAATGCTCTTAGGATTTAGTGGAGGAATAGGATGAAAATATATAATGCGGAAACACGGGAGCATATAAATAATCTTTCCTGCATATTTGATAAGTTTGCAGATGAATTATCTCTGGCAGAGAAGGAGTCACTAAACGCAGCAATGCATTTAATGGATACTGTCGAAAGGAATAATGGAACTTTGGTCTTAAAGTCTTAGGATTTAACAAAGGAGCGAGAAATGATAGATGCAGAGGAAACAAAACGGTTTAAGGCAAAACAACTGAGATATAAAAAGCCCATTGTTAAAAATCTTAACCTTGATTTCATCCAACAGGATTTGTGGGACATCCAAGAAGCCTGCGAAGAGGTGCATTGGTACACGGATTCCGAAGATGGGAATGATAGCCTTATCAATGCACTGTCCGGAGATGAAGATGAAGCGTATGAATTTAGAATGGCATTTGCCGATCTGTGTGCTGAATGTGAAAAAATGTTTGAGGATATCCAGGAGGAATGGGTTCCGGATTGCTTCGACATATTCTTTGTGGCAGCAGGAGCCGGTGAGACATACGGAGGACTGCTTGGTTTTGACGAGTATGAACAGGACTACTTCGGAATAGGAGGTTCTGATTCTTGGGCAGAGGATGAAACCAAAAAGAAACTGAAGCAGATGACGAAGGACGAAATGATAGCTGCGGCCAGACAGTGTTTTAGGGTTTATTCCGCTTACGTTGGCCTACGGAGCCGATACGATAGTCTGAAAGCAGCCATTGACATTTTGCGTGATCAAAACACAGGGTATTTGCAGGTAGTAAAAGAGATTGAGAAGCTTTATGAGGTAGCTGCCGCAGAGCAGGGGCGGTATGCAAAATATAGCAAAGAATGTAGAGAATTTGAACGCTATACCGATGCGCTCCCGCCGGAAGCTTGGATTGCGTAGGTAAACTGAAATAGAGGGTCAGCCGTTTGACCGTTCAAGATGACCTTATAAACTTCTGAGACGGTACCACGATATTTAGCCTTCTGCCGAAAAACGAAGGACGGTTTTGCTGTTTTTGCGATAAGAAAGCAGCATTTAAACTGAAATATTAAGATTTATGGAGGCATTTGTATGAGAAAAATACATGAATGTGCAGAAGATATAAAAAATATTTTAAATGATGCAGAACGAACCGAAGAGGTTGACGGAGATATGTTATGTAGTATTAATGAGTTGGTGGATGAAATTTTATCAATATATTGTTTAGAAAAACAACAAAGAAAAATGGCTATAGCTGAAGAAAATGAGATTCTTTCAGAAGAGGCTAAAAAAGCAGGATGGAAGTCTGGTGTTATGAACATCTAAACTGAAATTTATATAAGGAGAATGGCTTATGAAGTTGTCAAAACTGACTAAGCCAGAACTTGAAGAAATCTTCCGGAACGCCAATTTCACGGAAGAGGAAGAGAAAGTGTTTAAAATGCTTTCTTGCGGAAAAACTATTACAGAAACAGCACAAAAAATTAATGTATGTGACAGAACGGTCAACAGAATATCGAAAAAGGTTTATGAAAAAATAAACAGACTGGAGGTAAAAAATGGTTAGAGTTACACAAGACGGCAAAGATGTTGATATTGAAGATGTTTCTCTACCAAAAGAAATTATTGAGATTATAGCATCTATATGCTGTTGACACCATTGTAAAAAGGCTTTAGAATGTGTCGTATGTATGATAAATACGGCACATTCTTTATATATTGAAAGGAGCGTAAAGAAAATGGAATGTGTCGCATATATGCGTGTTTCCACGGAAAAGCAGGCAGAAGAAGGCAACGGTCTTGATAGTCAAAAAAGAGACATAGAACTTTTTTGCCGTAAAAATGAACTGGTTGTATCTGACTGGTATGTTGATGATGGATATACCGGTGCAAATATGGATAGACCGGAATTGCAAAGACTTATTAACGATTGTATAAAAAAACGTGTTAAATGTGTTGTTGCGTTTAAATTAGATAGAATTTCAAGAAGTATGATTGATGGTTTGTACATAATTGAAAGAGTTTTTCAACCAAACCAAGTGTTATTCAAATGTGTCCATGACAGTGTAAGTTATGACAGCCCTATGGAGCAGGCATACACACAGATGATGGCTGTTTTTGCACAACTTGACAAAAATACTATGATGCTTCGTATGCGTGGCGGTATGTTGGAGCGAATCAAACAAGGTTACTGGATTGGTGGTGCTAATACTCCGTATTGCTATAATTATAGCAAGGAGAAAGGAATACTCATTCCTATACCAGAACGTAAGGAACAAGCAAACAGAGCACTTGATATGTTTATTGGTGGTTATTCTGATTTATATATCAAGGAATCATTAGGATTTCACAGTGAGGTACTTGTAAGAAATGTGCTTACCGGAGTTGTCAATATAGGTATGATCCCATATAAAGGGAATGTATATCAAGGACTTCATGAACCTATTTTTGATAAAGAAAGGTTTGAACTTGCACAGGAAATCAGAAAATCACGTAGGAAAAACAAAACTGCTTGTCATACGGATGCCAACTTGTTAACAGGATTGTGCTATTGTGGTGTGTGTGGATGCAAGATGCGGTATCAGAAGTGGACGCACGGAAAGCATAAAATATATTGCTGTTCTCGTGATAAAGCAATGAAGTATTTGCCTAATTTCAATCCCGACTGTAACAATTCTTTGGAATGGGCTGCTGATATTGAAAAACAGGTAGAAAGTGAAATTTTAAAAATATCCTTAAATCTTTCAGAGTGCAAGCCTATTGAAAAGCAAAGCAAACTTGAAATAATGCAGTCACAATTTGAAAAAGAACAGGTGAAATTAAAAAGGCTATATGTTCTTTATTCCGATGGAAACGACACAGTTTTAGAAATGATTAAGAGCACTGAAAAAAGCATTTCTGAAATGAAAGTAAAGATAACCGAGGAAGAAAAAAACGAAAGAAACAGTCAGAAGAAAGAAGTTGTTTACGAGAACATAAAAAAACTTGCCGATGTGTGGGCGCATATCGACAAGAAAGAGAAAAACAATATATTAAAAAGCATAATATCAAGGATTGTGATTGTCAATGGTGATGTTGAAATTCAATTAAAAAATTTTTAGCAGAACCTATTGTTATCGGAACCGCGTAGGTGGAAAATTTTACACCCAGCGTGGAATCAAAATTGTCGATGGCCTTGATCAGACCGATACAGCCGATCTGGAACAGATCGTCCACATTTTCCGCACTGCCGGAAAAGCGTTTGATCACGCTCAGGACCAGACGCAGGTTGCCTTCGATGTAGGTCTCTCTGGCGGCGGTATCTCCCTCCCGGATCTTTGCGAAGAGAGCTTCCTTGTCCGCTGCCTTTAGCAAAGGCAGTTTTGCTGTATTGACACCGCAGATTTCTACTTTTCCCTGTACCATAGAGACCTCCCAAGTTTTCTGAATCGTTGCTGATTTTTGATAACTACAGTATTCACAGGAGAGTCAGTGACTATACCGGCAAGAAAGATTTTCCAGTTTTTCCCGAACGGGAAACGGAGCGGTATCATATAATAAATAGAAAGAAAACGGGAGGAGCAGAGTATGCTTTTTTCCGAGTTAAAATGCAAAGATGTAATCAATGTCAGAGACTGTAAAAAGCTGGGGCATGTATGTGATCTGGAGTTCGATGAGTGCAGCGGATGTATCTGTAAGATCATGGTGCCGGGTGGAAACCAGTGGCTGGGATTCCTGCGCTGTGAGCCGAATATCGTCATCCCGTATAAGGACATCAGACAGATTGGACCGGACATAATTTTAGTTGACATTAACTGCTGAATCTTCTATAATCTTAACATAAATAACACGTGGTTTTTATAAGGAGGATGCCTATGAAATGTCCGTTCTGTAGCCATGAAAATACCAGAGTCATCGATTCGAGACCGGCGGAAGATAACAACTCCATTCGCCGCCGTCGTGTATGTGATGAATGCGGTAAGCGATTCACCACTTACGAGAAGATCGAGACGATTCCGCTGATCATTATTAAAAAGGACAATAACAGAGAGGCCTATGACCGTGCCAAGATCGAGGCAGGGGTGCTCAGAGCCTGTCATAAACGTCCGGTCAGCGCACAGCAGATCACGACTTTGGTGGATGAGGTGGAGAACGAGATTTTCAACAGGGAAGAACGGGAGATCCCCAGCGGCACCATCGGTGAGCTTGTGATGAATAAGTTAAAGGATCTGGATGCGGTCGCTTATGTGAGATTTGCTTCGGTCTACCGAGAATTCAAGGATGTGAATACCTTCATGGATGAGCTGAAGAGTGTTCTCAACGATAAGAATCACAATTAAAATCAGAACAGGACTTCTGTATTTACGGAATAGCACACCTCCGTCTGCCCGGCATAAGTTGGACAGGGAGGTATTTTTATGCGATAAATTCAGAAAACTGTGTTTTGGCGGAAGAAACGGTACAGACAGAAAAAATAGATTCCGGCAAGTACCAGCTGGCTGACCAGAATCCCCCACAGATATCCCTGCATACCGATCACGGGAATGGCAAAAAATACGAACAACAGCCGGATTAAAAGGCAGACCACATTGGAGAAAAAGATTCGCCCCGCCATTCCCAGCCCCTGCAAAATGCTAGAGAGCGTGGTATCCAGATACAAAAAAGGACAGATGAATCCCAGCGTCACGATGAAATGCCCGGCCAGTTCACTGTGGAACAATTCGGTTCCCATCCAATCCCCCAGAAAAAGAAAACCGCACAGGGTGGGGGGCAGAAAAACATGCTCTCCCCCCCGGCTGATATTACCATCTGTGGGGGATGCCGTGGGGGAAGTAAAACTTTTACTCTTCTTATGGAAACATTGAAAGATATAAAAAATAAAAACTTCCGTTCTGTT